GCACCTTGGTCACGTGTCACGCACTCACTCAGTCCGGGGCAGTTATCCAGTTGTGCTGCCAGCCTCCCCCCGTAGGGGGCTGATTGCCCACTGTACGCTGCCCCGTTTGCAGATGGTGCGAATCCTCACGCAGAACCCCAGGTCACGAGCCAGTGATTCATCGGAATATATCAATAGGATACGGCCAGCAACATTATGTCAAGCTGCGACCAGGCAGAGAGATGGCCAATGTTTAAACGGTGCGCATGAGCCGAAGCGAATGCGCACTATTGACAATCATTTCCATTAGCAAGTTTCGCTAGTTTTACATTCGCTGACTGAGCGCTCAGTCAGTACTGACTGAGTGGTCAGTCAGCGTGCATGGTCGCGCGGCCAGGCCGCGCATGATCAACATCGACCGGCCCATTCACCGTGAGGCCGGTCGATTTAGGACGTTAGCCGCTCACAAGTTCGCGGCATAAATCGGACATAAGTGAGGCGGCTTGTTTTCCTGGCCCTTTGGGCCTGGAAAACCGCCGCCGAACGACCAATGGAGAGGGTTGGGTGATTCAGCGCCACCGCCCACCCACCCCCGATAGCTTTTCACACGCCAACAAGCTTTTTCTAGTGGCCGAAAGTTGAACTTCAAACGGTCAAGTGGACATTGAGGGTTTGCCGGGCCAGGTTCACCCGGCCCTGGTGATTCGAGACCCTAGCCTTGCCCCGCGCACCCACGCACAGGCGGTCAGGCTCCGCACCGCACTCCGGGCAGGTGGCCGTCCTCACGTCACGTCGACTAAGCGTCATGCCGGCACTATCCCACCCGGATGCCCACCCCGGCCAGGGCCAGACACGCCAGACCGACCGCCACGATCCCGAGTACCACCAGGGTCGACGTCAACGCGGCGAAGGCCGCGATGGCGGCGATCACGAACGCAACCACCGCCAGAATCCCGAACAAGCTCATGCCCAGGTATACCCACGGCGAATTGGCCGCAATCTGAGTCAGTAAGAGGCGCAGTAGAGCGTTTACACGCAGGGGAAACGCCTACTGCGCTGTTTCAGAGTGGTTTGTGCGTCAAACGCAGCCGAGTCTGGTTCCCGGTGCCCTGCTCAGCCACCAGACCATGCCTGATCAGGGCAAACCGGTGCCGGGTCAGCGTCGACCGGGACACCACGCCAGCGGTGTCCAGGTCAGACGCACTGACCCACTTGTCCTCGCAGTACGCCCACCAGGCCAACCGCAGGTCACGGGTCTTACGCACCACGTCCTCGTAGGTGTCCGGCCGGAACCCGGCGTGCGCCATGATGATTGAGTCGGTGCCGTCGACCGGAACCACCCGCAGGCGCATCGCATCGAACGGCTCGCCGTCCTTTTGCTTCTCACACTCGATGATCGTGTTGTCCTCGTCGACCTTCGTCAGCTTCAACACGGTGTCCATCGCACCCAGGATGGCCGTCGACCCTCGGGCGTGCTTGTCCTCCCAGCCCGAGTGGTGCACCAGCAGGATGGCCGCCGACGTTTCCCGACGCAGCCGGTCCAGGTGGGCGATGATGGTGCCCATCTCCTGGGCGCTGTTCTCGTCGATACCCACGGTCGAGCGGGCCTGCGTGTCGAACACGATGAACCCGATGCCGTCCTCGACGCAGATCTCCCGCAGCGTCGCGAAGTCCTCGGACAAGATCTGGACCGGGCGGGGCAGGAACAGCACGTCGCACTCCCGCGAGTACGACTTTTCCCAGGCCCGCACCCGCTTCTTCATGCCCGGCATACCCTCAGCCGCCATGTAGATGACCTTGTGCTTGGTCGTCCGGTAGCCCTGCCACGAGTCCCCGACCGCCACCGCGCTGGCCATATCCAGCGCGATGAAGCTCTTCTTCGACCCGGGTGCGCCGTACATCCAGCACAACGTGTTCTCGTTGATCACGCCCCCGATCACCGGGGTCGGATCAGGCGTGTACTCCAGGTCGCGTGAGCGCAGCAGTTCGCCGCGCATCTTGTCCTGACGGGACAGTTGGTCGAAGTCGATGTCGTCGATGTTCATGCGCGCCGCGCGGAACGCATCGTGTTGTCGATCTCGTGCGCGGTCAGGCCGGCGCGCTCCGCAGCGGCGGCCAGATCCGCGAAGTCTGCCTCGCTGGCACCCTCGTCGACGAACGCCCGGGTGATCGAGTACAGGCTATTGTTGCGGCCACCCTCCTGGCAGGTCTCCATGTAGTGCAGAAGGCCGTCGAAGCCGTCGGTCCGGAACCCGTCAGTGCCGCGCTCCACCTTGCGCGGCGGCTCCAGAAAGTCGCGGATCTTCGTCCAGTTCACCGTCTTGCCGGTCATCGACCGGCGGATCTCCACCGAGTAGGTACCGTTGTCCAGCACACTCGGTGGGGCCAGCACATAACCGCCCTTGCCACGAAAATCGATGCCGGACTTACGCGCCGACCCCGACATCTGGCCGGTGCCCTCGTAGTACAGGTGCAGGCCACCCGACGGCGTTTTCACGCGCCAGAAGTAGCCGGCGGTCATGCCCTCGTGGGCGATCCGGTTAGCCGAGGCCACCCCCGGCACGCCATCCTTGACGTCGATGTCGAGCACGTCCGGCCCGGGGAACCCGCAGGCGATGCCGATGTTCGCGTCGGGGAACGACGTCCACCACGACGTCACCAGTTCAACCTCAGTGGTCGCGTCGTACAGGCCGTGCCCGGCGACGCCACATTCGCCGCGACACGCTGAGTCCTTATCGTCGTGAGCGCGTGGGAACAGCGGCTTCTTCGACAAAGGACTGATCGGAAAAATCGGGACACCGCGCGTCGCATACCACAACGCAGCCATTAACATTGTGTCCGCCACACTCGCACTCTCCTTGCGGTAGGCGTCGCCGGCTCCGAGACCCCCAGGTCTTGGAGCCGGCTGTGGTTCGGGGTGCGCTCTACGATAGCCGCATGGCCACCGAGATCAAGACCCGTCCGCCGCGAGTCACGCCGGCCATGCGGGCGAATCTCGCGCTCAAAGTCGAAGCACTCCGATTACTCCAAACCGGACTGTCCGTGGGCGACGTGCGCGAACGCATCGGCATCGAGCCGAAGCGGTGGCAGCACTGGCGCGACCGGGACAAGGACTTCGCCAAAGAGGTGGATGCGCTACTCGGCCGGACGGCTGCCGCCCCGCTGGTGCCGGGCCGAAACTCGATGCCCGAGTTCGACGTGTTCCGCGACAAGTATCTGCACCAACCGTTGTTCCCACTGCACTACAACATTTGGGATGTCTGCGAAGGACGGGTGCCCCGGTTCCTGACCGACGAGATGACCTACGAGCCGGGCCAGACGACCAGGGTCATCGTCAACGTGCCGCCCAACCATGCGAAGACGACGGTCATCGCGATCGACTACACGACCTACCTGATCCACCACAACCCGGGTATCTGCATCGGCATCGTGTCCAAGACCCGGCCGTACGCGGAGAAGATCTTGCACGCCGTCAAGACCCGACTGTCCAGCCGGGTCTACAAGGACATGCACGACACCTACGCACCGGACCCCGAGTTCGGCTGGAAAGACCCGGACGGCAGCTGGACGCAGACCCGGATCTACGTGGCCGGCAAGTTCGAAGGTGACACACAGAAGGAACCGACCGCTGAGGCGATCGGCATGGGCGGCCAGATCTACGGCACCCGGTTCGACGTCATCATCCTCGACGACGTGATCGACTCGGAGAATGCGTCGGCCTTCGAGAAGCAATCCAATTGGGTGATGACCGAAGTCCTCACCCGACTTCCACCGTGGGGCGGCCTGCTACTGATTCTCGGTACCCGGCTCGCATCCCAGGATCTGTACCAGGTGCTGCGCGACAAGCGCGACGACGACGACCAACCGTTCTTCACCTACTTTTCCATGCCGGCCGTCCTCGAATATGGAGCGAAGCCCAAAGACTGGCGTACGCTCTGGCCATACCAGGCGGTCCCCGAGGGCACACCGGGTGCTGTTACACGGTGCATCACCTGCTACATGCCGGCGAGGGAATGTAGGTGCCTCATGCCGCGTCCACGTGCCACCGTGGACCGGTGGACCGGGGAACGCCTGGCCAAACAGCGGTATCCGCTGGGCGAGAAACTGTGGTCGCTGGTCTGGCAACAGCACAAGCTGCCCGACGATGCGACGTTCCGGTACGAGTACCTGATGACATCGGTCGACACCGGCCGCTACCCGGGCCTGCTCAACTCGCTGTTCCGCCCGCAGATGATGGAAGGTCTCTACGTGGTCGGCGGGGTGGACCCGGCGACGACGGGTCACACCGCCATGATCGTGATGGGGCTTGACCGGACGACCGGTAAGCGGTGGGTGCTCGACGGCTTCGACATGGCCGGCATCCACCCGACCACGATGCGCGAACAGATCATCCACTTCACCCGCAAGTACGGCGTGCTGGAGTGGACGATCGAGCGCAACGCCTTCCAGAAGTACCTGACCGACGACCCGGAACTGGTCAACGCGCTGCGCGGGTTGGGCGCGGTGATCCGGCCACACTTCACTGGCTCGGAGAAGCGTGACCACGACTTCGGTGTCATGTCGCTCGCGCCGCTCTTCGAGTCCACCGGTCGTGACCCCGGGTCCGGCTCGCACTACATCAAGGTGCGCGACGGCAAGGAGCGCATCGTGCTGCCCGACCCACGGCTGGGCACCGGCTCCGGTTGGGTGTCGAAGCTGATTTCCCAGCTGTCCGAGTGGGAGCCGTCGGACATGAACCGCAAGCAGAAGACCGACCTCGTGATGGCGCTGTGGTTCGCGGAGATCACGGTGAAGAAGAAGCTCAAGATGGGGCAGCGTCGGCCGGACCACTTTAGTAACCCATATCTGTCCAAGAACCGCCTAAGCCAACGAGATGTGTTGGATCTGGTGCAACTCCGTCAGGAGATCGCCGCCGAAGAGCGTTTAAACGACTGGTAGTGGCCTCTGCACGTAAGCCGATCTACCATGTGCTCAATCTCGGGCGCATGTGGGGGCATACGTGACGTATCCGGTCATGCGGCAGGAGATCGCCCGCAAGGCCCAGCCTGGCTACTCGGCGGGTATGCGGGTCGACCCGCGCATCCAAGCGTGCGTCGACCGGATGCGACAGCGAGCTGTCGACCGGGACGGCGCCATGCAGCGCGTCCTAGCCATTCGGCGGGGTCGCTTTGCGGAGGTGTGGCCGGACTACTTCTCCGATCGCATCCCGACTTCGATCGTCGCGAACTACGTGGATGTAACCGCCCGCGATCTCGCCGCAAGCGTTGCACCACTGCCGACCCTCGCGTGCAGTGCTGGTGCGATGAACAGCGATGCGGACGTGCGGAGAGCAGAGCGCAAGAACCGAATAGGGACCTATTACTGGCGTTGCTCCAGTCTCCAGACTCAGATGAAGTACGGGGCCGACCAGTACCTCACGTACGGCTTCATGCCCATGTGGGTCGAGCCGGACTACGAACGCAACATGCCAGTCATCCATATCGATGATCCCGTCGGGACGTATTACGAACTGGACCGGTGGTTCTGCGTACGACGCTACGTCCACACGTGGAAAGCCGACCGGTACGAGCTGTGCTCGTTCTTCCCCGAGTACGAAAATCGAATCCTGCGCGACGAGTACGGCTACGAGCGCGAGAGCCAGATGACCGACGTGGTTCGGTACATCGACGAGAACATCGTGATGATCTGGCTGCCCGAGATGGGCGACCTCGTGGTGGCCAGCTACTACCACATGATGCCGTCGGCGCCGGTGGTCATCGCGCTGCGTCCCGGCGTGGAGATCGACCCGCGTGGCCAGTTCGATGACGTGCTGTGGGTTCAGCTCGCCAAGACGATGATGGCCTCGCTGATGATGGAGGCCGGCGAGAAGGCGGTGCAGGCGCCGATCGTCGCGCCGTCGGACGTGAACCGACTGCCGATCGGACCCGACGCGCTGTTGATCACCGACTCGCCGCAGGGCGTCGGCCGCGTACCGTTCCAGATCCCGAACGACGCCTTCATGCTCGAACAGCAGTTGACCACGGAGCTGTCCACCGGCGCCGGCTACCCGGACGCCCGGTTGGGCGCGGCACCGCCCGGCGGCACCACGGGGCGCGGCGTGTAGTCCTTGCAAATGGGCTTCGACACGCAGATCTCGTTGGCGCAGGACGTGTTGGGCGATGCGATCCGCAAGCTCACCGAGAAGTGCTTCGAGATGGACGTCCTGCCCTGGCCCAACATGAGCAAGAAGATCAACGGCACGATCGACGGGGAGTCGTTCCTGGCCACCTACACGCCGGCCCGGGACATCAAGGACACGACCTGCGACATCTCCTACGGGTTCGCAGCCGGGTCCAACCCGAATGCGCAGATCGTCTCGCTCTTGCAGCTGCGCGGCGATCAGATCATTGGCCGTGACACCTTCCGCCGCAACCTGCCGTTCCCGATCGACGTCGACCAGCAACAGCGCGAACTCGACGTGCAACAGGTGGAAGACGCACTCAAGGCCGGACTCGCTGCCGGACTGACCGCGATCGGTCAGATGATGGCGTCCGGCCAGGTGGCCGAGGCTCAGCAGTTTATCCAGGCCGCGATCACCGTGATCAACGGACGTCGGTCCGGGCAGGAGCTGGGCGCGCTCTTCGAGAGCGCATTCCCTGCCCCGCCCCCGCCTCAGCCGGCGCCGCCGGCACCGGGGGAAGGAGCGCCTGGGGAAGC